CACCGACCGCATCAGAGGCTGTTTCAAAACTTGTCGGAATTGTTGTTGCGAGGTTTTCAACGATTTTTTGCATGGATTCAAGTTCCTTGCCGGATGCGCCGGTTTTCTTGATGATATTATCAAAAGCATCGTCAACCTCTTTCCATGCGGCACCTGCGGCGGCACCAACCGCAACAATCGGAGCCGTGACTTTCTTTGTCATGTCGGTTCCGACATCCATCATTTTTTTACCGACTTCAGAAATTTTTTTCCCGGCTTCTTGGAACGCCTGCCCGACTGCGGTTATGCTGTTCCCGTTGTTTTTTAGTTCTTTTTCTAACCTGGATAATTCTGCTTCAGCCTCGTTCAGTGCCTGTTTCCATTTCTGGGTTTGCACGGACGTTTCGCCGGTTTTCTTGGCGGATTCCTCATACATTTTCGCGAGTAATTCAACCCGCTTTTTCTGGTTTTCAATTTCCTGCGTGAGGATCTTTGTTTGTTCTGCGTGTTTCTTTACCGCGTCTGAGTCTTTCGAAAAAACAGCAGCGGCTTTTTCCATTTCGGAATTGAGCGTTTTCTGCTGTTGCACGATTTCATTTATTTGTTTTCGATAATCGGCTTCCCCGTCTATGCCGATCCGGGGCCCTATGTTAACAGCCATCGTTCAATCCTCCATTTTTATTCCAGAGCGATTGCCTCATCGAAGGTATAGATTTTCTTTTTCTTCTTGGGCATCCGCTCGCCTTTTTCTACTTGATAACAAGAAATGAGGTCCAGCATTTCCCCATAACGGGTATACAGGACCTCTTTTCTACTCATGCCTAAACGCCGGCCGTAATAATACAACCAGGCAAAGGTTAGCCGGATTGTTATGCCTTTGCCTCTTCTCCGTTTTTTGAGGAACCTTTGATTTTCACCGGTTCGGTTTCGATTTCTGTTTCGCGTCCTTCAATCATGACCCGGTTCAGAATGATCTCCAATTCATGAATCTGCTGATACGAAATGAAACGGAAATCATCTTCTGTCAGATATTCCGGTTCATAACCCGGCTGATCAAATGCTTTGTGATCCTCATAGCCACGATTCATGATGCATGCAAGCTTGATGATATTTGTAACGCTATCCAGGGAGGTTTTATATAACTCTGCAATATTCGCGATGTCATTGTCCCTGCATAATCTTGAAATCTCTTCATGGCTCTGAACGTTGAATTCAAAATGTCTTTCCTTACCTTTGATAATCATAGAATCCTCCTGTTATTTAAAACTACTGTGTTACGCCGAATTTTGTCAGCATGGACGTTTTCGCGGCATCTTCGGTGTCATAATCGCCACCAATCCATTTCCAGTCATGATTGGCATTGTCAGACCGGTAAATCTTCGAGGTAAGTGCCTGCGTCTGCCAATCAATGCCGCCATCACCTTCCGTTTCGGCGGTGTCGGTCGGAATGTCGAATTTTGTTTTTACAATGATTACCGGTGTCCAACCTTCGACGCCTCCGGACATCCAGCGCTGAATGCATCCGAATCCCATATATGGCGGATTGACGGAATCACCGATCGCGGTCCATCCATCTGATCCCGCTGTGGGAAGTCCGCGAATCAGCCGACGCGCGGATGTAAGAAGTCCGTCAACGGTCACGGTCATCGTTCCAGATCTGAATTTTGTCGGGCCACTCTCGGCGAGCTGATTGTTTGCCCAGAATCCGTTATCATCCGGGGTTTCCGGCTGAATATCTACGGATACGCCGCGCGCCAATTCCTGCACATCAGTATATGTAATGGCACCGCTTGAAACGGTGTATTTCCCAACATACGGAAAAGAAAATCCCGTGGTAACTTTGCCAGTTGCGGCCGGGGATGCTGTACCCATATTTCATTCTCCCTTCTATGGTGTTATTTTTTTAATCTCATCATCGAGCGTGTCAGCCATGACCTGCTCGCATTTGTTTTTCGTTGCGTTCACAGCCTTACGCATGAATGGCTGTTTTGCCATCCATGGCGTTCCTGATTCAACGTTTCGCGCAACAGTGATATTCGCTTCAGCCTGTGCTCTTTTCTTTGATTTCCGGCCATTTCTGCCTGCAAAACCAAGATGGACATTTACAAATCCATTATCGTTTTGCATGCGTGAAATACCGAATCCCTTTTGCAGTCCGGCTTTCTGTTCAGAGGTCGGACCGGAGCGCATTTCTTTGCCGTGCGAATCATCGGTTTTAATTCCATTGATTGCGGTTCTGGCGGCATCCGCCACTACTCCCGCGCCGTTGTAAACAGCCTTTCGGATCATTTCATCCGAATTAGCATCTAATTGCCGGAGGTACTCGATATATTTATCAAGTCCCTCAAATTTCCACGTTGCCATGTCATGCCACCGAAAACATCCATTCGTAATGAATCAGATTTGTTTCGTCATCATAATCGACCGCGTTGAGGCTCCATGCGATATGCGCTGTATCGTTTAATGCGGCCTCAATTTGATCGATTAGGGCGTCATATTCGCGCTGGGTGTATAAATCCACCGTCCCGCTGATTGCGTGTTCCTCGTGGCGATTATTGGCCCCGAATGCATTTCCTGAATCCTCAGCCCAAATGATATACCGAGTGAGTTTTGCATCGGTCGGTTTCCGGTAATGATAAACCGGCACATCCGTTTCAATCGCGGTGAGCGCGTCCCTGATTTTCTTAACTTTCGCCGTGGTTGTATTGAATGTCATATAACTTATCCAACCTTTCCAGGGTGAGCTCTGTAAATTTCAGGCCGTGTTCATCATCGTATCCACGTGAAACATTCAGAATCCGGAACTGATCACCATTACCGAGAATGGCGAAAAGGCCGATTCTGGCGGCCGGTTTGAATTCCCGGATACGAATTATCATGTCGATTCGTTCCCGTGCTCCCTTGGCCGCGTATTGACGCGTCAGGCCGATCATTCTTTCTTCGTACCAATGCCGGCTGATGTACTGCAGCCGATCATGCGGCATATCTCCCGCATCTGCTGTATTTTTCAACTCGGCAAGGTAAACAATGCCATCATGCCGCCCATTCATTCAAGTGTTCCTCGAACATGCATGCGTCCATCATCTTGCGCAGGTATACCGGCATTTCTCCGGTTTCCGTTTTCGCACGATAAAGAAAACATGCATACTGAATAATCGTTTCGGCGACCTTTGGCCTGTCGATGATCTTAACGCCTCTTTGCATCATCAAATCTTTTGCGGATTCTATTTTTGAAGTGAGCATGCTGTTTAAAACGTTTTGACCTTGCGGATCGATAAAGGAGGTGTCTATCTCCAATTCGAATTTCACCCGTTCCAAAAGGACGGAATCATCGATGTATGTTGCCATACTTGCCTCCTTTCAAAAATAAACGGGAACGGGAGAAATCCCCCGCCCCCGAATGCATGAATGATTATTCCGTAACTGTTACGGTGCAGAATGCCTGCGCAACATTGGATGCTGCGGTGATGGTGGTTGTGCCGGATGCAACGCCGGTTACAACGCCGGCAGAAGAAACGGTGGCAACCGCAGTATTTGCGGATGTCCATGTTACGGCCTGACCTTCAGGCAGTGTGTTCGCGATCAGCTTTGCGGTGTGTGTTGTTCCGGTTGCCTCGGTGACAGTAACCGCCGCCTTGCTCAGTACGATACCGGTTGCGGTGTTCGCATCGTCTGCGGCGAATGTAACAGCGCCGGCAGATACTGCGGTATTCAGGAGGGACATAACCACGAACGCTTCAGCAATGACCGGCTGGCCATCATAACGTGCGGTGCCCTTAAATACTGTCTGATCCTGCAGGAATCTGACATGCTCGGATGTCATGAACTGAGTTCCGGCTCTTTCTGCCAGATGATACAGGTCGAAATAACCGCCGATGATAATGTTTTCCGGGATGAATTCCAGAACCTCGATGATTCCACCGATTACCGGCATCCGGTCGGAAACGCCAGAAACAATGCGACCTTCTGCATCCACGGAAACGGTAGCGGCCATCAGTTTCGTGTATGTCTTTTCGGACATCACCCAGACCGTTTCGCCTCTGGAATACTTGCCCTTTGCCGCACCGGATGCGGTGACGATCGCCGCGATCAGCTGGGCGGCGCTCATTCCGGAACTATTAATCGGAGTGATGTTGGATGTATGGAGATCAACCCACG